ACGGTTCTGAGGGAATGTAAGGTCTACATAACCTGCAGGGTAGTAAGGAACTTCCTGTACATCAATTCCGAGAACACGAGTAGTACGTGCTCCACCGAATGTCTGTCCAGCACCGTCTAGGTAAGCCTGGCGGTTTGCAGGAGTACCTGCTGGAGTACCAGCAAATGCCTCTGCAATAGCGTCAGCAAGGGTACCGTTGTGCTTGATGATACCCTGGAATGCGTCAGTACCAGCGTAGAACTTAAGATTGTTCTTAAGTGCACGGTACTTACGAGGCATAGCCAAGATAATGTTCTGCATAACGTCTGGAGTCCAAGCGTTGTCCGAGACAGTTACAACTGACTCGTGTGCATCGCCGTTCTCCTTAGCCTTGTTAACAAAGCCCTGCATGATACCTAGGAATGCTCCATCGCCTGAGTCACCAGTACCGTTGATCGCTAGATCTTCAATGTCATTCGCAAATGCGTTTGTCATCAAACGTACTAGGTGGTCCTCAAGAGCACCTCCTTCAATACCATCTTCAAGTGCTTCTGCAGTTACTTCCCAGTCCAAGCGAATCTTCTTGGTGGTAAGTTCTACCTTTGTGAATGATGCACCTGCGTTAGTGTAGTCACCAACAGCCTGTGCAGCAGCACGAATTACACGCTCACCTACGTTAACCTTTTCAAGTTCCATAGTGTTTGCTCTCATGGTCACACGGCGACCATCCTTGGCGAGTACAGTAGCATCCCATACGTAGTCAATAAAACGACGTGCCTGTTCAGGGCGTAGGATACCGCTACCTGCTTCTCCCGAAGGATTGACAGCGTTTGCACCAGTGGTTACTCCTGAAAGTGCGGTTGGAATGTTTCCAATTGCACCGTCATTAGTGTAGTTACCTGGAACGTTGGTACCATCGTCTGAACCAGATGCAAATGCACCCTGACCCTGGTAAAGACCAGGAGCGGTTCCGCCTAGATTGCCACTTGTTCCTGGCTGATTTTTAATAATTTCTTCCGACATATTGTTCACCTCCTAAAGTGATTATAATTTATTTGAATAAATCGGCAGTTTTGAGGAAACGACCGCCCCATAGGGATTTCTGAACCTGTTCTGGTTCAGTTTCCTGTACGATCTCGCCTAGATCGCCAGACTTGCGGAAAGCAGTGTCAGCCTCAACAGCGTCCACTCTCTTTCCAAACTCATTAAACACGTCCTTGCTTGCAGTTACCTCATTTTTTACTGCAGCAATAGACTTGTGTAGTTCTGCAATTTGCTCGGCTTGTGCCTGAACTACTGCAGTTAGATCGCTAAAGGCTTTGGTAACGGTGTCCTTGATGTCTGCAACTGCAGTCTCAAGAGCCTCGTCTGACTTAGATACCTCATCAGTTTCAGCATCTGACTTCTCTGTCATGTCGTCTTTGTCAGAATCTTCTGATTCTTCCATAACTTCAGTTCCAGGAACGTCATCTTCATCAGCATCTGCTGACTTCTCAACACCTAGGTCTGCAACCTCTACGGTCTCAACTGGTGCCTCTACTGCTTCTTCTACTGTGGCTTCTGCCTCTGGAGCGACCTGTGTTTCTTCAACAGCAACATCTGCTGTTGCTTCAATTGTTGTGTCAGTCATAGGACTTACCTCCTTGTTTATCTCAATTGGATTAATGCCTTTAGCACTATCAACTAAGAACTTTACCATGTCAAGTTTGCCAGCATCTGACTTCTCAACAAAACCTATATTTTGCATTGGACTTCCTGTAGCAGGGCTTAGTTCAACTTCATTCTCTGAAATCTTTACTACGCCAGACTCTGCATCCCAGAATACATTTTCAATCTCTACCTCTGCAGCATCGCCCTTTAGAACGTTTACGCCATCTACCTTTTGAACAGATAGAATGTTTGCAAACTGGTTTGCTGGAGTGTCAACCAAAGATAGTTCCATTAGGTCATACTCTTTGATAACTCTAATAGGAGAGTTCATCTTCTCGTCGTACGCATCTTCGTACTTGTTCATTCTACCGCCAATTGAAAAACCTGAAAGGGTACCATCAAGCACCTTCTCCCAGGTGTCCTGTGCACCCTTAGAAACGTATGCCGATACATAGATTCCTGAGTAAAACTTTTTAGCCTCTGGATCAAAATACTTGTCTTCTCTGAACGACACCATTTTTCCAACTGCTACTGGTTGGTGCATCTCACGGATGTTACCACGGAAATTTGCGAATGCCTTAACTGAGGCATCTGTGGTTACGATGTCGTTTTGACGATCAACGTTATCGAGTGTGGCAAAGCCAGAAACGATACGGCGTTCCTTATCTACTTTTGAGAATGGCATCGAGAGGCGAACGTTGTCGCCTTCGGTATCCCAGTGTGCTTTTGCAATAGTCATAGTATCTTAATTATAGAGCCCTTTTTAAACTTTATGAATAAATTATAACACACTATTGAACAGAGCGTCCCTCTCCTTGAGGGTTTCTGCCTGAAACTGTTGCAGAATCATCTGACGAGTTTGAACTACGCTCTGAATCTCTGTTTCTAGTTTGTTGTGTGTTGGCTTTTGCGTCTGCTGTTTGACGTGCGTTCAGTTCAAGGAAGTCGTCTGCTTCTTCCATCTGTGGAAGTCCTAGAGTCTCTCTTGCTTCGTTTCTTGTCATTACCTGGTTACGAACATAACGCTCAATAATCTGTGACTGTGCAATTTCATCGGTCAAGGTCAGTTCATTAAACTTTAGTTCAACCATGTCGGTCTTCTCGCTAATGATTCTGTTTAGCACCTTCTCTAGGTTACGCTGTGCTGGTCTGGCTACCTGCTCCTTGAATGTACGATCCTGTGCTAGAGCAGCAGCGATTGCAGCAGAGTCTCCTCCACCGATCTTGGATAGTGGAACCTGGTGGGCTACAAGAATATCATCACGGTTACGAAGTCTATACTCGTTGAACGATGCCTCTTGTGTACCGCTTTCGACTGCCTCCATCTTAAACTCAACCTTGTTGGTATCTGAGTCTCCTGGCAGTGGAATATACAGGGTTCTGTGGTTCTGCCCCTTTAGGCTTGTCTGTAGGAAACGGAACATCTTGTCTTCTGCTTCTTCAGATAGTTTTGCACCCTTTAGGGTAACGATGTAACGAGGAACACCCTTGTTTGTAAAGTAGTCAATGTTGTACTGAGATGCCAGTGCGTCGCCCTGCAAGGCACCAACTGCGGAAAGAATGTCTGGAACTCCGTAGAAGGAGTTTAGTGGCGAGTACTGCTTAATGTGAATAATTTCATTTGGGCGTGGGTCATTGGTGATTGGGTTTGCATTCTTTGCACCAAAGTTACGGAAGTAAACAACCTTGTTTCCAATAATCTGAATGTATCCGTCACGCATACGGCGTACACGCATAGTCGTTGCAGGAATATGTCCAACATATCCGATGTCGCCCTTAACGGTTCTACCAATTTCAAGGTATCCGTTACCAGTAGACTCATAGTCTGTCCAAACTTTCATAAAGGTAGATGTCATTGACTCTTCTCCATTTAGAGATTCGAACCATTCTTGAACCTCTACCTTGGCTCTTTCAATACGCTTACGAGCCTTGTCTACGGCACTAGGATTGTCTGATGCCTCAAGTGCCATGAGAACTCTCTTTGTTGCTTGGAAGTCGTGACCAAGACCAACGATGTTTTCTACCTTGGCGTCAATAGCAGCGTGGTTAGCAAAAGACATGTCGTAGTAGTTTGCTAGTTCGTATAGGTTCCATGGTGGGGTAATGACGTCAAACAGACCGTAGCCGTTTCTGTAGACACGTCCTGGGTTGATTTCTTTTGAGTAGGCTCCATTAACACCGCTGTTAAAAGCCAATGCAGAGTCTTGATATCCTGCACTATTTACGTCTACGTTATTGTACTGTAGGGTTGACTCAACGACTGGGTCGTTGTTTAACTTTTCAATTCTATCGGTTCTACGCTTAAAGTTTTTCTCTATTCCAGAGAACCCCTTTAGGTGATCCCAGGACTTGTTGAATGGGTCCTGTTCCTTAAACTTGTCAAATTCTTCGGCTAGTTGGTCAACTCCGATGTCTCTAATAAAGTGTTCGCTCATTATTCACTGTCTCCATAAAGTTCTAGGGTTTTCTTTGCAGCGATAACAGCACCGAGGTCATTCATGCTAGGGATTAGTCCCTGGCTCATTCTGTCTACCTGCTCCGAGTGTTCTTCGTCCGAGATCTTACGCATGTTTGGATAGAATACCGCACGTCCTTCTGGCTGACCCCAGTACTTAGCAGCGTCAGCAAGTTCTTTAATCTTAGCCTTGTCATCTCTCATACCCTCAATGGACAGGGCATTGCCGTTTCCATCAGTGAATGGCTTGTTGTTTGGCTTCATCCAAACGTATGTTCCAAAGTTTGAGAATTTCTCCTCAATAACCTGGATTCGTGGTTTCTGAACCTTGCTTAAAAGTTGCTCATCAAATGAATTCATAACCACTAGTATACCATATTATAGGGCATCCTTAACAGTGGCGGACCAAACTGTTCCAGAATAGACTCGATATTCGTAGCCGTTGAACACAAAGAGGTTTGGAGCATCGTCATCTGCCACATAGTCATCAATAATTATCTTGTTTGTGCCAGTGTAAGACTTGTAGATTTCTGCTGGGTTTACTCCATATAGAGACGTTGATGTTAGCACTAGTACGTCATTCCAGATAAATGAATCCCAGAAGTCCCACTCAAGTTCCACATTCTCTGCACCCTCCAGAACATCCTGCCAAACTCTGTCCTGAGTTTCTTGCTGCTCTTGCAGACTTGTTGACTGGTAGTATGAGATATTATTTACCAATAGTGGACCATTTATATTAATTGATCCAGTTGTTGATGACACGTCCAAGATGCTAGAAAAACTGATTCCAAGGGTTGCCCACTCTTTAACGTTTATGGTTGCATCCTTAGCAATTCTTCCATTTAGGTAGAAAGCAACGTTGGCATCAAGCCTTCCTGTTTTTGCGTTTACGGCATACAGTTTTGCTCTTTTACCACTAGGACTAGTTGCAACTAGGAATATGTTTATTTCGTCCGTTCTACCCTGGATGTCAAATACCTTTACTGGGCTTATTGGGAAGAAGTCTTCGTCGTATCTAAGTAACAATTGCATGGCAATAATCTCGTAGTTAGTTGACTTGCTAGGATTTATTGGCAAAGATAGTCCACGATTAACGAGCGGAGATAGATCTCCTCTAACCTGTATTCCGCTATATCTTGTATTATATAGGTATGGAGTGCTACCCTTATAAATTGTAAATGGGTTGTTTCCAGAATAATCGGTGTAGAATCCCTCTTGACGATATGGGACAACCTCGGCACCAAATCTGGTTCCAATCTTTGTTGGAGATACATTCTCTAACGACTGAGATGCATACTGCAACGATCTAATAGAAATTGTGTTTATATCTGTTGAGTGGTTTGACATTTCTATTTGGGTTATCATGGCAAGTTTTGACACGTCAACATTTTGCGGTGGATATATTATTGAATTGTTGACTACTTCGTACCTGGTTGTCATCCACTCATCACCAGGAGATACGATGCCATTCTTTGGCAGGCTTTGCGTAGAGGAATATCTGTTGTTAGAAAAGCCTCCAATTGAACCTGTATAGGAAAACATAATGTAAGTCTTCACAATAGACTGGTCTGTATCATACACATATGAACTTGATGACTTTTGACTTAGATCTTCATAGTTGTCATACCCAGTGAATAGGTGGTTTGATAGTAACTCGTATGTCTTTTTTGTTGGAACTGAGTACTCAGAATATAGTTGAGAATATGTCCACTGCTGTGGATCTGAATCTACCTTTTTGAAAAATGATGGGGCTGGGTAGTCAATATTAAACTGAATAAAGTCTAGGTCATATCTGCTGTTGCCCTTTATGTCTTCTACATACTTAGCAAAATAGGTTAGTGGCAAATAGTCTTCCCAGTACGAACTAGTTCCAATTGATAGATTTATCTTTCCAAAAAGATCTGTTGGCTTAAAGGTATATGTTGCCAAGTGATCTATTGCATATGTTGTTACAAATGATGTTGGAGTTCCTCCGTCTAGAAGGAATTGCCAATATGAGCCATCTGCTCCAAAGTACTCGTAGCCTGCATCAAATGCGATCTCCTGAGAGTATGCGTCAAAAACGTTCTCGTAGTCAACAGGCACTCCTCTTGATGAAAAGACCATTGGGATGCCTGCTAGATTTTGCACTGTACACAATCCAATTGAGTATATCTTTCCAGTAAATGATTTGTTGAACTCTTTAGTTCCTGCAACGTATAGGCTTAGTTGGTTTGGATTTGCAAAGAATGATCTTATGTTGTTTCCAAACTGACTAACAAAATCTTTTACAGATATACCAACGGTAAACTGGTTTCCTGGCAATACTCCAAACGCTTCGTACAGAGTTACAATATCTGACAATCCATCTTTAAACCTATACTTTACTGAGTCGTTAACCAGAACTATCTCAAAGTATTTGTTTAGTTGCTGATTATCTACCCTGAAAAGAACCTGCTCAGTTTGTGACAATTGAGACACCTTGAAAACTCCATAGAACGCTGCGACTGGATCCTTTGTCAACTGGTACTTTTTAAAATATAGGTATCCGTCTAGTGAGTTCCATGCTGCTTTTGGCTTTAGTGATACAAACAGGTCTGACTCTTGCTGAACGTCGTCTAGGTCTGCTAGCCAGGAATCGTACAAGTTGTTTCCTGCTGAGTTAAACACTACCTCTGGTTTTTCATAAGTTGGTGACTGCAAGTACCCATTCTCGACATTTAGATTCTCTACAATACCCTGATTCCAAGATCCAGAATCTGGATAAACGTAATTATTTGGGTATTTTGAAAATGAGTAATCAAAGAATGCTGTCGTTCCACTATATGCACTATTTATGTTTTCTGGAAACTCAATTCCTTGACCATACACAAACCTACGCTTTGCCAAAACCGAGGAAACCTGATATCCGTAAATTGCAATGCAGTCAACAGATATTGGAGAAACGTCTTCGTAGGCGTATATTCCTAACCAGTCTAACTCTGATCCAGACTCGTCATATGCTTCAGGAAAATCTATTCCGTCTTGATTTATTGAAAATGACAAAACCTCTTCTCCGTTTATGAGCATGCTTGCAAAGTCAGCAATATATCTTACGTGGACTAGCATTGGTCTTGCCCATTCTCCGATGTAGTGAGAGGCATAGTTTGAGCCGATTTTTAGACCAATGAATGGTCCATCAACATACACTCCGTCAGTTGATGATACTGGACCGAACACTCTCTTTTTTGATGATGTTGATGAGTTTATGTTTATCCAGAATTCAAGTGTGAAGTTTCTGTATCTTCCTGAGTTATTTAGGAAGCCCATTCCTGGAACAATGATTGACGGTGTGGAGTCAGCCTCATTGTTTGGATACACAACAGTAGAGTTTGCAGCACCATAAATAAGCGGTACCCCAGAATTTTTTGCGTGAATCGTGTTATCGTTAACAAGATAGTATCCGCTTAGGTCTTCTCTAGCGTATGCACCAGCAGCAATGCCCTTAGTACCGACTGGCAAAAAATCTACATCTGCTGGAAGAGATACTACCTGAGACCCAAGAGAGGTTGAGCAAAACTCCTCTGACCATTGTCCCAAAGTTAGACCATTGTAATAAAATTTGTGAGAGTATCCAGGAATTACGGTTCCAGATACCTTTGCCCTAAAGATTAACTTAAATGCAACATCTTGATCGGGTGTTGGGAAGGTTGCAGATATGTGCAGCCATCTACCTACAGTTGGGGCATCAAACTCTTTTACCACCTCTACACTTTGTCCAGAAACTGAATCAAAGTATGTGTATCCTATTTCATACCCTAAAGAGAATTCTGATTGTGAATACACATAGGTTCCTATGCAGAAAGTGCCTTTGTCCTGATTCATGTCGCTAAAACTTAGTGCCCCCGAAGAGAATATGTTCTGCACAAAGTCACTCTTTAACTGAATAGTCTTGTCTGTTCCGTCATCGGCAGTGGTTGACATTGATAGGGCACTGCCTGGGAATGGGGGAACCTGAATGTCTGGATCTGTGCCTGCAGCATTTGACATGGTACCGCCAGTGGCTGTCCAAAATGTTGCATTATGAAATGCCCTAAAGTCTGGGTTTATTAGCGAGACGTAATCAGCGACGTCATCGAGAGCCCACATAGAAATTGGGTGTTCGCTAAAGGCTTTTTCTGCATATATGTTAGATGGACTGGGCATAAGATCTCCTAGTCAATTCTACCACACTTGTTTATTTGTATAATGCTTTATTGTGCTCTTTAGGCTTATTAGCATTACACCTAGAACAGTAGTCTAATCTTGCATCTGTGACTGGACACTGTCTAGTAATTACTTTATGACCAACAATTAGGCAAATAATTTTAGATATCAATTTAAAGGAATCCAGTGCTGCTCTTCAGAGTGTCCGTGCTCCCTGACTCTCTCCAAAGGAAGAACGTCGTATGCGACAGTTATCCTTGGACCATCCCAGTTCCAATCTCCCATAGCATGTGGATGTCCCATTTCGGACAGGACTGCTCTGTTGTTTTTGTTTACATTAATTTTTGGACCGCTGGTAGTTATGTAGTGAGTTTCTGATGGCTCTGCATTTACAGAATAGTACCCATGGAAGAATGGTGCTCCACATGGACCATGCTCGTGCCAATCTAGTTTTCCATTACCAGCATTATTAATATTGAACCATCCCTGCATCACAAACTGCTGAGAATCAAAATCTATGTTGTAGTAGTCACATGCTTCACGAACCATGCTTCCGATAGCCTTATACAGATTGTATATTTCTGGTATAGAAAACTGAAAAACATTGTACTGTTGCCACTTCATTGTAGAGATGCTATTAGAAGACTTCCATGGTTGATTTTCAGATACTGGAGTTACCCCCACTACCTCGGCATTTTTGATTAAATCATATCTAACTTGCAACTCTTTCGAGAGTGCGTCTAAATCGTTGTTCAGAAACCGTTCAAAGAACTTGTGCTCTTGCTCTGATTTGCTAACTGGCTGCATTGCATTCATTATATTGTCCTAACTATTAAGACAATTATATCAGATTACGTTACTCTTGGTCCAAACTTAGGGGCAAATGAATATGGAGCAAATGAGAATGGTGTAAAGGAATACGGAGTAAACGAGTAAGGAACAAAAGAATACGGAACGAAAGAGTATGGGGCAAACGAGAATGGCGTAAACGAAAATGTGGTTACGCTGCTAGATGCAGAAGAAGCACTAGATCTACCATTTGCATTGTCTGCATACACAATATAGGTTTGCGAAGTTCCCTGCTCTTGAGAAATATTAACAGATGTAGATGAAGTGTTTGCTGTTTTCCCATCACTAGATGTTACGTAGTAGTTGGTTATCGCTTTACCGCCGTTTGGTGGGGCTGTCCATGAAACTGTATCATATGCACCAACGCCAGATGTTGCTGTTGGAGGGTTAGGCGTTGCTGGCAGAGTTGTAATAGATATGGCTGAAGATGTAGATGAAGGTCCTACTCCATTTGCGTTTGCACCCACAACGGTAAAAGTAACGTTTCCAATTGGAATTCCTGTTACAGTAATTGGGGAGGATGCTCCGCTGGCAGATTGACCTGTAGATGCTGTAACCGTAAACCCTGTTGCTGCCTCAGATCCTGCAGGTAAAGAAAATGATACAACTGCTGCACCGCTATTATAGGCTCTGTTGGTTCCGACATCTGTTGCTGAAACGTTTATTGGTGCACTTGGAGCCAAGAAGTCATTTGCTGCAAGAGACTTTTTACCTGCTCTTTTATTCTGTGCCATACTATACCGTCAAATCTCCGAAGACTACCCAGGTATCCGTACCACGCTTAAATAGCGTAGCGGAAGACCATTGGGTACGCAACTTCAGTCCAGGTGTTGCGTTAACTGTAACGCCACCTGCACCAGCAATGGTAATTTGACCAGCACCAGTCTGAAGAATGTCAATAGATGTTCCAATTGGGAATGCAACAGATGCATTTGTAGGGATGGTGATAGTTTCTGGATAGTTGCTGAAGACCTCAATTAGCGAGTCTCTATCTCCTAGAGCAACTGTGTAATCGTCATTCTTTTGAGAGATTGGCGTTATAGATGGAACACCCTGCTTTGTCTGAGATCCATCAGAGAATTCAACAGCACCCAACTTTAGCGTGTCATATGTTGCTGTTCCAAAGTCCACGTGGCTATCAGTTGGCTCACCTGCACCAGAGATAAGTTTCCACTTTCCATCTGTGGCGTCACGAACGATACCTGCGTGAAAGTGTCCTGAGTTTGAGTCTCCATAAGCACCAAAGATACCAATATCTAGAGTGTCTGTGTCATACTGCTCTGCAGCAAGATAAATCAATGAGTCTGTAATTTCAAGGTTTGTAGCCTCTACTGTGGTAGTTGTTCCTTGGACGACAAGGTTTCCAGTAATTGTAAGGTTTTCTGCAGATGCATTTCCAGTAAGTGCTGGAGCAGCCAGAGGAGCCTTGTCATCCAATTGATCCTGAATACCAGAAGTTACTCCGTCAACATAGTTTAGTTCTGTGGTTGTTGCGGTAATTCCGTCTAGGACGTTTACCTCTGAAACTGAAGCAGTTACGTCAATTACGTCCGCTAGGTTGATTGTTACAGTGTTATCTGCTGCTGAAATTGTTTTGTTTGTAAGTGTTTCAATTCCTGCTTTTGTAGCAAGTGCAGAGGTGTCGGAGATTCCGTGGACGTTTGTGGTCACTGCTGCGTGAGTGTCTACATATCCTTGAGCGGTAGTTTCTGCTTGCCCCTTTGCTGTGGCAATTGCATTATCTCTATCTGTAACCTCATCTGCTATTGCAGCATCTACGTATTCAGTTCTGTCTGTTACCTCTTGTGCAATAGCAGCATCAATTGCATTGTTTCTGTTTTCGATCTCAATTTCCATCGTTGCATCCACAACAACTACAATTTGATCTTCTAGAGCATCTAGTGCCCCAGCAATTTCGTTAAGAGTGTTTAGAGTGTCTGGTGCGTTGTCGATAAGATTTTGAAGTTGTGAAACTGGTACGCTTCCAGTTGAGTCAAGTCCTGCCACTCCGTTAGCAGCACCAATTTTGTTATCCTTGATGTATCCAGAAGCATCTAGGTCATCGAAATTCTTAAAATATGGGGCATCGTTCCATGCAGTGATTCCATCACCGATCTTAAACATGTTTGTGTCTGTTTCAAACCCAATCTCTCCAGATGCTAAGATTGTGTTGGCTGTCGTCCATTGAGACGCAGTCCCTCTTCTTTGCTGCATTCTATATAGCATGTTTTAAGATCTCCTAATGGGGTTTACCCAAGTTTATACAAATTAATTATAACATAGTTATTAGACGGTACCGCCATCGTATGTGCCTGACCAAGACTCTGTGCTTGGGCTACCACCACTGAGGAATTCTTGCTCAATGCTACCGCCATCAATATTTGCCAAGAGAGCAATTGCTGCGTCAAAGTATTCCTTTGTCACTGCGTGATTTGGATCTGTTGGTGATCCAACAGAAACAGGTCCTCCAAAGGTTCCACTGCCAGTTACAGCAATGCCGTTCTTAACCTTAAAGTCTTTGCTTGATGTAGTCAAAATGCTCTCCTAAGTTTTAATTATACCATTAATTAGAAACAAAAATACCCCCCAGTATTTCATGGGGGGCATTCTCGTAATTGTTTAGACGAACAATGTTCCAATCACAGTTACAGTTGTTGCTGCCTGAAGCGTTGTTACATTAAGACGAACACTTGGTCCAAACACAATGGCTGTAGTGGTTGCAAGTTCACCATCAGTTTGAACTGATGCAAATTCAGTAATTGCAACATTATCTGAAGAGTCTAGGGTTAGCAGAACTTCTGATACCTGTGAATGTGTTGATGTTGCAGCCTTAATAAGCAACTTTGCAGATCTAAACGCAGACTTCTCCCAGGTCAAAGGGACGGCAAGCCCAGCACTTGACATTGTTGTGGTTTCTGCGATTGCCTTAGATAGGTTGTTAACAATAACTGCACTTGGATAGATGTCTGCTCCAGATACCGCATCAATTGCACGTTCATCAGTAAAGTATAGGCTATCTTCGCCTTCTTCAATGTCGTCAGTAGTCAATGCGTCAATTGCGGTCTGGATAGAGCCTGCTGCTTCGTAAACAGATGATAGATTAGAAACTGCTGTGTCTGTGTAGTCGTTTGCGTTAGACTCTGCTGTTGCTGCTGCACCTGCTGCATCGTATGCCGATGATGTCGCAGAAAGTGCTGCGGTATTGAAGTCTGAGATATCTGTAGATGCCAGACCAGTAACAGAGATTGTGTCGCTAACAATGCTAATGTTTGTTCCAGCGGTAA